GTGCCTTTATTGATGAGCATGAGCACGCTACCGGCGCCCCAGCCGTCGCCGGTCGTGAATGCCGGCAGCGTGCTGTTCGCCGATGTGATCGCCCCCTCGGCCAGGCAGATGACCACGGCTGGGCCGACCAGGTTGCCGACGGCGGTGCGCATGTTGTAGTTGACCGCGTTGCCGGGTTTGAGAACCACGGTGCGCGGCAGTAGGAGTGCAAGCAGACTCATTTCGTGAACCCCGGCAGGTATGAGCCGTACATGTTCACGCCGTCGCAAATGAATGACAAGATGGTACGGCGGTTCGGGCCGGTGTCAATTTGTGGGGGCACGTCCTCGATAAATACAAAGGCCGAGTTAAACGCGAGCGTGCGGCCACCCGTCGCATCCTGCTTAACGTGCAGCACGTAGGTGCCGGCGGACAGATTGGTCGGCGCGGCCATCGTACTGTTACCCAATAGGGTAATCGTGGCGATCTGGATGGCGGACAAGTCCCACGGGACGATGCCGTCAGTGCTGCCGGCAGGACTACCCACCGCACCCGTCGCCGGCGGGATAACCGAGATGTTTTTCCAGTTCGTCGGATCGCTGCGCGGTGGCGTAATGCTCGAGCTGGCCGCCGTGCGCTTGCGGTACAGGAACAGCGTGACCGGATCGACCACGGCGGCGGGCGTTGTGTACGACTGGCCCGACACCCACAGCGCGGCGCCGGCAGCGATAGCGCCCTGTGCGGCCTGGGCCGCGCTGGCCGCGGCGGCCTGGGCCTGGGCATTAACGTCGTTCGCCAACGCATTGGCCTCGACCCCGAACGCATCGATCGCCTGCTGAAGCGGCGGAAGCTTGCGCATCATATCGTCCGCTTCGTCATCGAACTCGGCAGGCCGATCGGGATCCGGAGCATTGCCGAGCGCTGGAAGTTTCGTTGTAATTAGTGCGACCATCAGGTCAACTCCTGAATTTGAAGGTTGAGGAACGATCCGGATGGACGCTTCAAGACGATCTGGAAGTCTTGAACAAACCCAAACAGGTTGAGGAAGCCGAACACCGGGCTGCCGAGCCACGCGCGCGGCGCCGACTTCGCCATTGTCAGCAGCCGCAGCACTTCTTCGATGCTCGCGTTGTCGATGAACAGGTCGTATTCGACGACCCGCACAGCGCGCCGCGGCGTGAACTTCGTGCTGCCCCAGATATCGGTTTCGACCTTGGAATAATCGACCGTGCGCACGCTCGGTTCCCATTGCACGCGGCCGAGGAAATCGAACCTGCCCAGCTGGCACTCACCCACCTCTGGTCGATTGCCCGGCCAAGTGACGACGATCTCGATCACCGCGTTCCGGTACATCGGCAAGTCGGTGAAAGAGACGTCGCGGCGGAATGACCGCGTCTTGGTGAACCACTCCGACCACGTGCGGCAGTTGCGCAGCCGAAGGTTCTGGATCTTCTCGTACTTGACCACGCCGTCGACGGTTACCCGGACGCGCACGCTCGAGGCGCGAACCGCGAACAATGCAACCGAGTTGGTGCGCACGCCCGGGGTCAACGTCCACGACAGCACCTCATCCGTGGCAACGCTCGCGGTGTTCATCACCGAATCGAATGCCGCGTAGAGGTTGGTGGGCCGAACGAAGATCCATTTCGCCGCTGTCCCGGCCAAGTTGTTCTCCGGGTAGTCCACCGCGTTCGCCGTGGCGGTGTGCGCCACGACGCATTCGTAGATCCGATGATCGGGCCGACGAACTCGCTGCTTCACCGCTTTCGCGCCCGCCGCCCACAGTGGTGCGTCTGCGGTATCGCTTTCCGAAAGTGTTGACGCGGCCAGGACATCGGCCGTGATTGGAATCGGAGCGATCAGTTTCATACGGTCCCTTCCTCTTTAATTTCGACGCCCACTCGGTCGATGTGCTCCAGGCTGTTCGCGCTCCGGCCGGTGTTCTTGGCCGTCTGGTACATGACTTCGAACATCTCTGTGCGCATGCCCTCGAACTGGCGGGTCAGCCGCTCGAACGCTACGGCCAGCTCCGAATTGTTTTCACTCGGGCTGGCCAGACGCCGCATCAGCTCGCGGTTGTCGGCCGCAGGCATGATCCGCTCGTCCTTGTGGATATAGGCTGGCGTGTCGTACAGCACCTGGTTCGTGCCGACGGCAAACCCGCGCAGCTTCTTCTCGGCGCTTTCCTCGAACGTCTCGCGGATCGAACCCAGGCTGATGCCGCCTTTGAGCCGATCGATCCAGTAGCTCAGGCCGGCCGCGTCAGCCGGGCGGCCGAACACGTCCTTGTAGAGCGCCTGGATCTGCGCCTCGGGCGAGCCCTTGATCGACCCGATGATGGCGTCGGTCGAGATCCCGCCGGCGGCCCGGTCTTGCCAGTAGCTCAGCCCTGCCGCATCCGGCGCACGGCCGAGACTAGATTTGTAGGCATCGCTGATCTGGCTGGTAGCCGAGTTGTACGGGTTTGCACCCGCTGCGCCCATCGCACCGTGCAGCGCCTGGATGGCCTGCTCGATCGACAGCCCGATGGTGCTGATGCCTTTGAGGACGTCGATCTGCTCCTGCTCGCGCTCGAGCATGTCGCTGTACTGCTTGACCTGGTCTTCAAGCGCCTTCAGGCTGCGCTCTTCCGCTGACAGCGCCTTATCGGTGATGCCAGCCAGATCCTCGATGCCGATCCGGGTGGCGTAGAAATCGCGCAGGTAGTCCGCCTGGGTGGCGAACTGTTCCGACGAATCCTTGCCCAGCACCGACAGCGCTGTCTTCAAGTCGTCAGCCTTTGGCAGGATCCCGCTGGCTTTCGCAATGGCCAAGGCTGCCTGGATTTGCGACTGAGCTGCTTGCCGATCCTCTTTCTCGGCGCCAGCCACTGTCATCCCGTCGAGCGTGCTGCGCAGCGCCTCGGACAGAGACTTGATTTTCTCGACCGACTTCGTTCGGACGTCGATGTCCTCCTGCAAGGTTTTCTTCTGGCGCTCGACCACCTTTTGCAGCGCCGAGTACGCACCATCCACACCGGTCACCAGCGCAGCAGCAACTGCCTTGACCTGGTCGGCAGCCTTGGCGGCGGCCTGCAAGTCCCACAGGTTCTGCGTGGCGCCGCGCAGCGCCGGGTCCAGCGCTGCCAGGGCGTTGGCGTGTTGCAGTGCCAGCACCGCAGCAGCGCCGGCCTTGTCGCCGGTGAGCTCGTAAATCTGCGCCTGGATGGACAGCAGCGAGCTCGCGGTTTCAAGTGCGGCCGCTTCGTCTTCCAGTGCATACGCCCGCTCCCGCAGTGGGCGAAGCGATGCATCCATCCCCGCCAGCTCCAGCGCGCGAGTGGCCGCCAGTGCGCCGGCCTTATCGCCGGTCAGCTCCATGATCTGGATTTCCAGCTCACGGCGGCTGCTGGCCAGCTCAGTCGCTTTTTCCAGCGCGTCCTTGTCGACGTCGGCGATCTGCTTAAACGATGGTGCGATCTGCATAAGCGTCGCGTACGCGCGCGCGCCGGCCTCGGTCGTCAGGTCCAGGCCGGTGACCACGCTGCGGAACTGCTGCAGCGAATCCTCGGCCCCGGTCTTGATGCCGTACTGGTCGAGCGTCGGCGTGATGCGCGCGCGCAGCGCGTCGGCCCGTTCCTTGTCGCTGTAGAAGTCGGCAAGGAATTGGTCAGCGCTCGAGGTGAATTCGTCCAGACCACCAACCAGGCCGATTAGCCGCTCGCGCGCACCGACCGACGCCAGCCCGACGGCGTTGAACGTCATCCCCATCGAATCCGTGACCACGGTGACGGCTTGGTAATTGGTCGCCACACGGGTCAGGGTCTCGAGGTAGCCCTCGCCCACCGCCTGGAACGATGCCAGTCCTTCGACACCAAAGGCCGCCAGGTCGTCGCCGACCTTGGAGAACACGGCCGATAACTCTTTTTCGATATCTTCGTCGGACAGCCCTTTCAAGCTAACCTTGCCGATGTCGACCACGAAGCTGTTCAGCTTTGCCTCGAAGCCGTCGGCACCGAGGCCGATCATCGTGCCAGCCTGCAGTACGGTGTCGTACAGCGACGTCAAGATGCTGGCGATCTGACGGTTGCCCTCGGCCCCCATGCCCTCCAGTTCCTGCTTGATCTTGTCCTTGCCGAACCAGCCACCGCTCGACTTGATGTCGGCGTACTGCGCCGCGTCGGTGCCGCCAGCGCGAATGCTGGCGTAATTGGCTGGCGTGAGCATGAAGCCCGTGTCTTCGACCGATTTCTTGCCGCCGAAAACAGTGCCCATTGCCCTGCCAAGGGACTTGCCAAGCACCGCACCCAAGACAGCGCCAATAGCCATGCCAATGGGCCCGGCCACGGCGCCCATTGCCGTCAAGGTCGTTGCGCCAGTGACACCCATCGTCAGCGCGCCGGCGACGGCTCCACCAGCCAGGCCGCCAGCAAGGCTGCCGCCAATGGCGCCAATCCCGTTGATGCCCTTCGAGTCGAACCTATTGCCACCCAAGTCAGCGCCAAACTCGCCCGTCACGCCAGTGGTTCGCACCAAGAGCGACGAGAATTGCCCGATGCCGACCTCGATATTTCGCAGTGAGGCCAGCATGCCACTACTGATGGCCAGGCCCTGCACCGTTGCGCCTTCGATTCCGTCGAGTGCACGCGCAATGGATTCGGACTTGGCGTCCGATCCCAAAACTGACCCTGTACCCTGTGCCTTCTGGCGCGTCTCGGACAGCGACACGCTGCCGCCGGATACGCCGCCAATGGCGACACCCAGCCCGGCCACGATGGCCGCCATAGCTGCCATGCGGCCGAACGCCGAGTACGGATCGCCAGTGCCTTGATTCAGCACCGCGGCGATACCCTTCGGCACCAGCTCGGCCAGCGTCATGGCTAGTTCGGCTGCATGAAACACCTGCGATGCGGCCTGCAGAGCCTGATAGCCCTTGCTCTGTTCGCCGAAAAATCCGGCGGCAGCGCCGGCCATGGCGCCGTAGCCAGCGAGACGGTTCTTCGTGTCCCGCTCGTTCAGCTCCAAGATCGTCTTCTGGTACTTGATCTCGTCGAAATCCTTCGTGCCGCGCTGCGCTTCAGCCGTTGCTCGGGCCTTGGCGATCTGCTCCTGCCGACGAGCGAACCCGTCAAGCGATGCCGTCATTTTGGAGATCGCATCGCCGGCACCGCCGAACGCTTCGCGCAGCGCATCGCCGAACGTTTCCGCCCGTGCAGGATCGAGGAACTGGTTCAGCTCGTCGAGCGCCTTCTTGCTGGTCTCGGACGCATCCTGCTTTACGGTGCCTTCCCGTTTCGCTGCGGCCAGGTTGCGCAGCTCCTCCGCCTGGCGCCGGTAGCGCTCAGCCAGCGCGCTGCCCGGCTCAAGTGCTTCAAGCGCGGCGGCCGTCTGTTCTTTAAGCGCTGCAGCGTCGTTCATGCGGCCGAACTGCAGGTCGGCCAGTGCAGTCTTGCTCAGGCCGATCTCGGCGTTTGCAAGCCGCTGCGCCTCGACCTGGGCGGTAACGCTGTTCAGCTCGGCATTGGCGACAACAATGCCCTGCATGTACAGGTCATTGCTTTGCTGCGCGCGATCGCGCTGCAACGCCGCCAGGTCGTTCTCGAGATCGATACTTCGGTTGACGCGCTCGACATCAAGCTTCGCGATCTGGCCTTGGATATCGGTCTGTTGCTGCTGGCTGCCAATCTTCGAGCTGGTCAGAGCGAGCTGGCGACGAAGTCCGGCCTCGACACGGTCCATGTCAGCAAGCTGCTTCGCCGCTGTCTGGCGCAGCGCGTCCTCTTCCGAGATCAAGCCGGCATCACGCTGAGCCTGGATGTTATTCAAGGCTCGCCGTGAAAGTGCATCCTCGACTTCTCCGCGCTTGCGCAGCGCAGTGATGCTGTTGTCGATGCCGGCGACATAAACGTCGTTGTACTCGCGGCGAATTACCTTGAGGTGATCCTGGATGGCTTCCTCTGACGCACCAACCTCACGGCCCCGGGTCACGGCCGCCGCCAACGCCATGTCGCGCTGCTCCGCGCGGGTCAGCATGATTTTTCGCTTGTCTTCCCAATCCCGCTCGAGTGCCTGAAGCTTTGCTGCCGATGCCTGCTCTTCAGCTGCTTTTTTCGACGCAGCAGCCTTCTGATTGATCCCGGCGATCGAGCGCTGATTCGCTGCCAGCAGCGCCTGCTCCGCCAGAACGTCGCGATCTTTGGACGGGTCATACGCGGCGCCGTCGCGCGACGTTCCGATCCGCTTGAGTCGCTCGATCCGCGCCTCCATGGCTTTGCTCTGTGCGTCGAGTTGAGCGATCTGCTGCCCTGGCCCTTCCACCCGTCCACCGGCGAATTCGACAACAGCATCCCAAGCTTCACCAGGAAGCTTTTTCAGATTGATCCACCCCCGCTCCCATGCCGACAGGGTGGCCAAGACTTTGTCCTTCTGGCCGGCCACGCCATCTGCATAGGCGTTTTGCGCGATGCTTGCCGCATCGATCATGCGGCCCTGCTCCTGCGCCGCCTTGACGGCACGGTAAGTTTCGGTGGTCACGAAGCCGTATTGGTCGCCGATAGCGCGCAGCGCCGTGAGCGGATCCTTGCCCAGCGCCGCAAATTCTTTCGTCGTGTCTTCGACGCTCCTGCCGAGAATACGCTGCGCATCGACTGCCACAGTACCGAACCGTTCCAGGTTGGCGCCAGCAATTGCCCCCGTGCTGGCCAGCGTCGTCAGCGCCTTCGCAGACGTCGCTTGCGAGCCATTGATCAATTCCATGCTGTTGGCCATGTCGGACATCTGGCCCGCAGTGGTGCCGGCGATGTTGCCGGTCATGATCAGCGCGCGCGAGTATTTGATCGACTCGTCATAGCCGGATTTGAAAGCCAGCGCACCGGTGGCCACTACTGCGGCCGTGACCGTGTACGGATTGATCAGGCCAAGCACGGCGCCGCCAAGCGCACGCGCAGCGCCGCCGACGCTGCCGAACATGTCGCGCAGCTGGCCGCCCTGTTGCAACAGCACCGTGAGCGGCGCTTGCCCGCCCTGCAGACTGACGATGATGTCAGTCATCTGCGCCGGCACGTTGCGCAGTGCGGCATTCATTGCTGCCGCCGACATGCCGCCGCCCTGCAGGGCGCTGTCTGCCGCGCGAAGCTGGTCGATGAAAGGCTTGGCGCGGGTCGTCACGCCCATCTGCGCGGCCTGCAGCTCGAGCAGCTCGATGCGCGTCTTGCCGATCGCCTGAGCCTGATTTTCCAGCCCCTTCAGGAAGGAATCCTGGCCAGCGCGCGCCTGAGCGGCCTCGCGCTGGGCCTGGGCCAGCATGCGCTCACCATAGGTCGCCTGCTCCTGAGCCAGGCGCAAGTCTCGCAGCTTGGCGATCAATGGATCGGCGGCGCCCGCCGCACCGACCTGCGCCGCGCGGTAGCGCTGCACTTCGTCGGTCGACAACCCAAACAGCGCGATTTGCTCACGCAGGCCTTGCAAGAAGGCATTGCGCGACGCATCGGCTTGAACAGATTCACGCTGGGCCAGCGCAGCAGCACGCGCTGCAGCTTCGACTTGCTCCTGGGCGACGCGCATGTTCTGCAGCTGGAGGATCAGCTGGGCGGCTTCCTGCGACGCGCCAGCTTGGGCGGCGCGGTATCGCAGCACTTCTTCGGTCGACTTGCCGAACAGTGCGATCTGCTCGCGCAGTCCGGCGAGGAACGATTCTTTGTTCGCTTGCGCCTGGGCCAGCTCGCGAGCGGCCGCTGCCTGGGCACGAGTCGACTCGGTGGCCTGCGTTTGCGCCACCTCGACGGCGCGCAACTGGTTGAGATATGGGGTCAGCGATGCAGGGTCGACGTTGCGCTGGCGCGCCTGCGCCTCGTAATAGGCCGCAGTGGTGCGACCGCCCGACTCCATGGCCATGGTAGTGCGCTGGATCGACGCGATGATGTTGCGCTGCGCAGCATCAACGCTTCGTGCGGCGCCGGCGGCGCTGGCGCCCGATTGCGTGATCGCCTGGCCAGCGCGCTGCGCGGCATCGATTGCCGGCCGCAGCCCCGCTTCGACGCCAGAGGCATCTGCCACTACCCGAATTGTTGCGTTGTTAACGATATCGGTCATGGCGAGCCTTAGAAATAGTTTAGCCCTGGCACGCGAGCGCTCAGGGCTATGGTGGGTGGTTGCTATTCGTCCCGGTCATGCATCGCGCCGAGCGCCGCCGACTCCATTGTCTGGACGTCCCATTCGAGATCGTCATAGGCTTCGGGCGACAGGTTCATCCGGTCCATCTTGCGATGCAGCGGACCGTAGTCCAGCCCGATGATTCCCATGCCGCCGGCGCGCCATTGCGTGCGCATATACGAGAACAGCACGTAGGCGGGCCAGTTTTCCGGCCACACCTCCACGTCTTCATCCGGGAAGTCTTCGGGCGTGAGGCACGCCGCCTCCATCTCGGCCAGGTCTTTTTTCGACAGACCTGGCTTGTACATGGATTCGGCGATCGCCCTCAGTTTCCCAGGCGGCCTTCGTTGATCGCGGTGCGGTAGTCATCCTTGATCGCGTCGGCCATGGCCGGCAGCGTATCGACCAGTTCGGCAACGCCATGCTTGTCGAATTCAGCGTCCAGGTTCCAGCTGTCGACGATCGCCAGGATGTATTCGACAGCGACCTTGGTCTGGCGGGTGACGATCTCGGCCTGCGTCATCGTGAATTCCGGGATCGTCTCACCCGCGGCTTTCGCCTTCTCGACCGAGGCCTTGAAGCGTTCGATCTCGACGTTCGCTTCGTCTTTCAGCGTGGCCTGGAACTTGTCGGTCAGTTCCGCCAGCTCAGTGCGGCTGCGATACTTAAAGGTCACTTCCATGCAGCCGGTCGAGCCGTCCAGCATGGTGCACTTCACTTCTTTCTTGAAGCCGGTTGGACGCTTGCCGAGGACGATCTTGTTTGCTTTGGTTGCCATGATTTTTATCTTTCAGATGGGTATAAAAAAAACCGCGAGGGGCGACCTCGCGGTTGGGAAAAAGCCCGCTGGTGCGAGCTGGCAAGACTTATTACGCGGCGTAGCGAACCGGGCGGTTCTGCATTGCGCAGCCGCCTTTGACGGCCATGACGTTGCCCTTGGCCATGCTCGGGGTTTCGTCAAACGAAATGTAGCCATTGAACAGGATCTTGCTGCCGCTCGGCAGGTCGGCGCGGATGGCGGCGATCTTGCGCGAGTCCGCGATTTTTTTCATCGCGGCGTGGTGCGGCAGAAGCGGATCGTCGGCGATGGTCAGCGCAAGGCTCTGCGCGTTGTAGCCGTCTGGCAGGTTGATGTCGTTTTCGTTTTCCATCAGGCTGACCGAGACGTACTTCGGATCGCCACCGGACGGCTCGGCAGTGAGCACCTGCTGGATCGGGATCCAGGTAGTGATCTTGCGCAGAGTGCCGGCGCCCATGCCGACTGGGAACAGGTTCACCTCGGTGGTGTCCATGCCTTCCAGTGTGACCGAGGTCGCGGTCGCCGCCTTGGCGCGGAACACGCGATTGGTCATACGGCTCCAGCCGCCGACATATTCGAGATAGTCGCCGGCGGCGAAAGTATTTGCTGCGGTGGCCAGGACGGCTTCTGCCGCGTTGGAAGCAGCGGTGACGCCGATTGCAGTGGCGTAGACGGTAGCGATCGCGTATGCGGTGCCGGTCGGGAGCGAGAGTGCCATTGAAGGGCCTTTCAGTGAAGAAGCCCGTTTCCGGGCCGTTGCGCCCGTTCGGGCAAAGAAAAAACCGCCCGGATTTCTCGGGGCGGCTCGGGAAATGAAACTGGTACGGTCAGCAGAACAGCATGAACTCCTGCACGGCACCGCGGTATTCGGTTGGTTCGTCGTATGTGTCGGCTGCCGTGTTCAACACCTCCGCCTGCAGCGCGCGGGCTGCACGGATCGCGCCTTCGGCCTGCATTGCGACCTGCGAGGCCTCGATCGCTGTCTCAGCCCACGTGTTCACCTGCACGCGCGTGAAGCGCTTGGCCGGCAGCTCCCCGGTGACGAAGTTGATCGGCGGGCCGCCGATGATCTGGAAGGTGAGATACGGCGTCTGCGTATTAGGCTCAGCAATCCCGGGGAAGACCCGGCCGTCGACCAGGTCGCCCAGCACCTGGAAAATTTGCTCGTGTGGTGTCATCGTGCATTCCTTGCCATCTGCTCTGCCAGCGTGCGCGTCATGAGGTCAACCGCCTCCTGCTTCTTCATTTCGTAAGCCGGCCGCATGAAGGGATACGCCCGCACTCGCGCATTTCCGTACTCGAGCTCGGCTGCGCGCCGGTGCGCAGCCCAGCCGATCGTGCGGCCGGTGCGCTTGCTGACCTTGGTATTTTTCGGAACGAACTTGTGCCCGTTTTCTACCCAGCGCCAGTAGTAGGCGCCGTTCGAAGCTGAGTTTCCATTTCGGACGGTAACCAGATACACCTGCTTCCGAGCTCCGTCTGATTCTTCCTCCAGGCGCTTGACGATGATGTTGTCAAACAGAATGCCGGTCTTCTTGTTTGACAAGGCGTTCTGCTTCGCTTGGTCGCGAAATAAATCAGCACCGACAAAGCCGATCGTGCGAAGCGTGTCCTCGTCGACCAGATTATTGACCTGGTTGATCGTCTCTTGAACAGCCTCGATGAGGCTCGATGGGTCGAAATCCATTATTTCGCCGCCTCACACACGAGAAAGACAAAATCCCGGTCATTCGAATCAGGAAGCACAGCCTTGATGTCGAAGTCGACGCGCTTGTAGCGCGCCTTCATTGTCGCGTCCACATCCGGGCGGGCCCGGATCCTGATCGAGCATTTGACGATCGACACATCGGCGTTTGCGCGCATGGCCTCCGCTCCGGACTGGAATTTAACGTTTGCCCAGATGTCCGGCAGCGCCGTCCAGGCCGCTGGCAAACGCTGTCCCGCGCCATCGCGGGTGGTCGCGCGCTTGAGAAGCGCAATGCGGTCGTTCATCATCCGTGCACCACCAGCGGCCAAAGCAGCCGTTTGACCAATTCATTCTTGGGCTGGCCGCCGGTCTGGAAGTGCTCGCCGATGCGCGCCTGAACAAAGCCGGTGATTTGGACTGGCACAGCGGCATGGTTGGCGCCGTACCCGCAGCGGTACTGGACCTGAACCGCATTCACGCGGTTCATGGTCGGTGGCCACACGTGGCCAGGTGCCGGCACGATGTAACCCGGCTCACTCTCGGAATCGACCAAATAGTCCTGCGGATCCAGCGTCCGCTGCACGCCGTCGACGTCGTAAAACTTGATGTGGTCGACCTGGAGTATCGGCGGCTTTCGCAGCTCGATCGCCCCAGTGAAGCGGTCCAGTGTCAGGCGCCAGGTCTGATCCATGATCGCGCGCCGCGTTTCACCTTCGGCCTCCGCCGTGTAAATTCGGATGGCCGATTCGATCTCGCCATCGAGTGGCGAACTGCCATCCTCCCCGACGTCGGCTCGCGCGGCAGTACGCGCGGCCTCCATCGACACCGCCAACCCAGCAGGCGGAATTATCAGTTTCAGGCTCATCGTATCGTTCCCTGTACGGCTGGGGGACGGCCGGCGCCGTGTGGCGCGCCAGGTGCTGCCGGCGCGCGCGCGTACTCGACGGCGGCCGCATCCTGCTGCTTTTGCAGTTCGGTGATCGGCACGCTCGGCAGTTGGGATGCATCGATCATCAGTTGTCCACCCTGTTGAATTGAATGGTTCGGTGAAACCGCTCGGTGTTGGCGCAGTCAATGCGGAAGTCGCAGTAGTTGGCGCCGGCCGGGAGCGTGTCCATGCCGCCCAGCTTCACCAGGATCAAAGGCCCCTGGATCACCGCTGGCACGAGCTCTTCCACCCCGACCGGAAGCGCTGTCACCTGAGTGGCCGTGGTGTTGCTGTCGACCAGGTCGTTTCCGATATCTCCGACGTAGAAGCTTTGCTCGTCCGGATCCTTGTCGAGCAAATGCACACCAACCTGTTGCTTGAAGTAGATCGTCCGATCGATCCGCTCACCATTCGCGAGGGTGATGCGGAGAGTGCAGAAATTTGACGCGCCGATCGCAGCGTTGAACCCGCCCAGCTTCACCGGGATCAGCTTGCCCTGGACGACGGGTTGCTCCAGCACGACGACGCCTGCCACCAGTGCGACAACTGACGTCGCAGTCGTGTTGCGCTCGGCCAGGGCGATCGTGATATCCGCCACCCAGTAGCGTTCGTCGAGCGGATGCTTCTCGCTCGACCACCGCCCAAGTTCAAGGTACGGGGCATTGGGCGTGCGCACGGTTGGCCTGCTGTCGAACGGGACAACGCGCGTGCCGCCCGGGAATGCGACCCTGCGCGATTCGGCGACTGTCGAAGCGACGACGCCGTTTTGCACGGGCGGCTGCTCGTCCAGCGTTTTGAAACTCTTTGCCAGTGGCTCGGTGGCGCGGTTGCCCGCCGCATCGAAAGCCCGCATGCGCACGTCATGCGTAGTGCCGGCGGGCCGACCGGAGACAACGACAGAGCGGCCCGCGTTGGCGATGAGCGTGTAGTTCGTGCCACCGTTGATGCTGTACTCGTAGCCAGCGACGCCGACAGCGTCGGTCGCTGCCTGGCATGAAAGCGTTGCGCCCGACGTAGTGATGTTCGTGATCTCGATGTCGCCGACCATCACGGGGGCAGTCGTATCGGCCACCGGCGCCGCCGTTGGCGTGAACGTGTTTGATGCCACGGACGCGCCGCCGCTGTCGACGGAATTTCGTACTCGCGCAAACGCCGTGTACGCGGTTCCGGCAACCAGCCCCGTCAGCGGGATCGGGCTGGTCGTGCCCGTTGCAATAACCTGCCCGGTCGTGCCGGTAGCGCCGACAGGTTGTGCGGTGATGGTGCAGTCTATTATCGCGCTGCCGTTGTTGTCTGCCGGCGGGGTCCATGGAACGCTGGCCGAACCGACGCCCGCCGTAACAGTGCCGATCGTTGGCGCGCCGGGTGATGACGGTAGGATCGTCGTCGCGCCGATCGTCGTCGCAACCGATTTACCAAGGGTCATGTGACCCCACGACCCCATGTGGTTGCCGTCGCCCGATCCCGGCGCACCTTCCACCCCGTTTGCAACAACGGCGGTATTAAATTGCGGTTTCAGGTTAGGATTATTGGGACTGTCTGCGTAATTTGTAAGCAGCCCGTCGGCGTCAATTAGCGTGACTTGCCCGATGCTGGCAAGGCGTCGCGCTTCGGCGATACATTCCTGGCGCCCGGTTTCTGCCGCTTGGCCGACAGGGTAGCCAATACCGTAATCCGTCGTCATGTAAATCTTGAAACCCTTGCTAATGCAGAGGTCAAGAAACACGCGATTTCGAGCGATGAACCCGGCGGAACCGTCGTTAAATCCGTTCTGTGAAAATGCGGGGAGAATGACGTCAGTACCCTGCCAGCCAGCGTTGATCATTGCCGTCGCGATGGCGAGAAATTCTGTCTGCGAATACCCCGAACCCGCCGCGTTTGTCAGCGTACACGGCAGTTGCGGCGTGCTCAACATTTTGACCGCGCGGCGCGACCACGTATCGAAGTTGTACTTACACGCCGCTGCGCTTGAGCGGCTGTCGCCCGTCACAAGGAAATTGCGAACGGGCACGGTGTATTGATACTCGAGCCATATAGCGATCGGCTCGGGTTGGTTCAGATACGTCGTGTTGACGGTTCCATTTGGATATACCGCTGGGTCTGCGGACGACGACGATTGATTGACTTCTTCGCGGTAGAAATACTGGTCGCGCGCCAGGTTCCACGCGGTACGACCGACACCGCCGACATAGCCCGCCCCTGCCGCCAACTGATTGACTTTCGCCACAGTCATTGGTCGGGCGCCCGGCACGTCTGTACGCGCTTTGCTGTTCAGCGGAATGACGTCCGAGAAAACAACGCCTGCAACCTTCTGCCCCACACCAGGGACCAGCGGCGGCGTCACGCTGTTTGCTCCGCCCCAGGTGACGCGGTGCCAGCCTGGCGTATCTGCGCCGGTAACGACCGCATTGACTGCCGCGCCGCCGCTCATTGGCGCGAACAGATTTTGATTCGTGTTCCGCAGCCCGGTATCGGTTGACGCTACATAAGCTTCAAACGTAGGCGCTGGGTCGGCGGTATTTTTATACAAAATACCAACGCGCACGCCGTTGTATGGTGCCTCGGCTTCGCGTTTGTAATTGGCGAACCGTGGGCCTGAATTGCCCGTGCTGTGCTGCTCGGTTGCAAGTAGCTTATCGCCGCCCAGGTAATTAGCCATGTACGATCCCGTCGGTGGTGGTGGCAATTGGCATACTGGCTTCCAGCTCTATTGTTTTCATTCGCCCGCGCCGCTCGTACATCACCGTGGTGACGCCGAGATCGCGGAGCATGTTCAGTGCGCGCGCATGCGTCGCGCGGTCGATCTTGCCGACGGCGCCGTGCACATACACGGTGCTGCTTGTCAGGTGGGTGACCGTGATGATTCCGTCATACGCCCGGCGGGCTTCGTAGCCGCCGGGCGCGCTGTACACGCGGATGGTCGAGACCTCGCGGGCCATGTGCAGGT